CCTTGTGACTGGTGGAGTTGCTAGACTTACAATAGACTCATCAGGCTCAATTGCTATCCCAGGAAACGTAACGGTTTCGGGTGATCTTACTGTCACCGGGGTTATCAATTCAACAGAAAACCTTGCATTAATCGTGGCTTTAGGCTGATATGGCAAACACTTTTAAAATCGAAACTAAGGCAGATCTTGTTACCACAGCCATTTCCAACACTTCCACGAATGTGCTGACTGCAGGAGGATCTGCTACACATGTGTTATTAAGCATTCTTGTTTCGAACAAGACCGGTATCTCTACAGATGTTGATATTTATCTAGTCACTAACACAGGTGATGATGTTTATTTAATTAGAAACGCACCGGTTCCCGGAGGCGGCTCCTTAGAAATTATCTCAGGCTCAAAGATTATCATGGAGTCAAGCGATGTTCTGAGGGCACGCGCTGACACTGCATCTTCGTTAGATATTTCCATCAGCTACCTCGAGCAAACCTAAGGAGGTAATTAATAATGGCATTAACTGATATCGACGCCCAGCGACTCGGTGATAGTGTTGCAGACAAACTTGGTGTTCGCAACCTGATCATCAATGGTGCAATGAACGTAGCGCAGCGTGGCACGAGCAGCACTACAAATGGCTATGGAAGTGTTGATAGATTCTTTGTTCAGTGGGATGGTGGCACTACAACTCATACGCAAACAGCGATTACATCAGGGTCTCCTTATGACGAAGGTTTTAGAAATGTATTAAGACTGACTAACACAGCAACGGCTACCGGTGCAGGTAATTACAGAAACCCTTTCCAATACATTGAGGCACAAAATATTGCACAAAGTGGCTGGGATTACACAAGTTCTTCGAGTTATGTAACTCTTTCTTTTTGGGTTCGTTCCAGTGTTGCTCAAGAGTTTTATGGTTACCTACGAACGTTTGACGGTACAGGGCAGCATTACAGTTTTTCCCTTGGTTCTTTATCTGCTAACACTTGGACTAAGGTAACCAAGGTAATTCCCGGTAACAGTAATATTACTGTTAATAACGATAGTGGTGCTGGGCTCCAGGTAAACATTTCTCCTTTTTGGGGTACAGACTTTACAGACTCAGGGCACACCACTGGGGCTTGGGCTGCTTTTAATAGTGGCAGTAGGGCTCCTGATTACACGAATACTTGGGCTAACACAACTAACGCCACCTTCGATATTACAGGCGTCCAGCTAGAAGTTGGCAACACCGCAACACCGTTTGAGCACAGAAGCTTTGCAGATGAGCTTGCAAGGTGTCAGCGGTATTACTACGAGGTCACCTCGTCAACTGCTAACAAAAACATGAATCAACAAGGTGTGCTGCTGGCAGCGTCAGCTACCGCGTACGAATATCTGCCGATTCCTCCAGTACCCATGCGAGCCGCTCCAAGTTGCACTTTGACCGATGACGTTGCTTCTATGCGTCTTGATGGCGGGTCAAGTGTTATAGATGTGAATTTGAATGGAACTGATTTACTGGCTCTGCCAAATGGCAACGGATTTAGCGGTCATATTTTTGGCAGCAGAAAAAGCGGTACTGGATTCACTATTGGGAATACTGGCCGTTTGTGTACTGGAAGCACTGCGGGTAAACTTGCATTCAGCGCAGAACTTTGATCATGAGTTACCAGATTGTTAATCGACCTGACACCAACGAGACTTGCTGCATTAAATACATTGAAGGCAGTAATCCGCCTGTGTTTATCCCTATAGATACGAACAACCTGGATTATCAGGCGTACCTTGAGTGGGTCGCTGAAGGCAACACGCCACAACCTGCGGATCAACCGGACGCTTGGCAAGCGATTCGACAAAAACGTGATGATCTCATCCGTGAATCTGACTGGACTATGACCCCAGGTGCCACTGTAGACCAGGCCCAATGGACCGCTTATCGTCAGGTTTTGCGCGATCTTCCGCAAACTTATGAAAATGCCGAAGATGTTGTATGGCCGACCGTACCCTCTACGTCAGGTCCTAATACAATAGAAGAATAAATAGAATTAAATCATGCCATATATTGGTCACTCACCTGAAGTAGCTCAACGTCGCTATGAAGCCGTTGATGACATCAGTGGCAGTTTTAACGGATCTACTACTTCTTTTGCTCTTCAGGTTGGCGGCGTGACGCCAGCCCCTTTTCCCGTTGCTTCTGAGAATGTACTGATTTCTGTCGGTGGTGTAATCCAAGAACCTGATGGGGGCGGCACCAACGGTTTTCAACTTACTGGTACGAATATTGTTTTTAGTTCAGCCCCTGCTTCCGGACAATCATTCTTCGGTGTAATTCTTGCCGGGGCTGATTATGTCACAGCGGGACACGCATTCCCTGATGGTGATCTTGCATCGCCCTCAGTTACCTTCGCCTCTGACCTTGACACAGGCTTGTTCAGACCAGATTCTGGTGCTTTGGCTTTTGGTGGTAACGGGTCGGAATACGCAAGACTTGATGGCTCAGGGCGGTTGTTGGTTGGAAACCCTACTGCACGCACTAATGTAGTTGACGGGGATGGAGGGAATACTCTTACGCCACAGTTTCAATTTGAGACCGCCAACGATGACACAACCAAAGGATTAAGTGTAATTTTTGGGCGCAATAATTCAAACGGCGCAGAAATTGTTTTAGGTAAACACCGTAATGCGTCTGTTGGCGGTACTACTATTGTCAACGACGGCGATCAACTTGGAAGTCTGACGTTTTCTGGGTCGGACGGTACTAATTTTAGACCAGGCGCAACTATTGAGGCAAATGTAGACGCAACTCCTGGCTCTAGCGATATGCCAGGCCGCCTTGTGTTTAGCACCACAGCAGACGGTGCCGCCGTTCCGACGGAGCGCGTACGTATTGACAGCTCGGGGCGGTTGTTGATTAATACGACCAGTGCAATTACAACAGCTTCTGGTGCAAATCTTCAAATCCGAGCCACAAGTGAAGCCCCACAAATCATTCTTGGCAGAAACGACAGTACAGCTACAACCGGTGAAACCCTTGGGATTTTAAGTTGGTACGGAAATGACGGCGGTAGCTATCAAGAATGTGCCAGCATCCGTGGTGTGGTTGACGCTGACCACGCTCATGATGACAAGCCAACACGAATTAGCTTTTATGTTGCACGTGACAATTCAGGCAGCATAACCGAATCGTGGCGGCTAAGAAGCGACGGTGGCACTCAAAATTTCTCAACGTCAACTAACTATGATCTTTCGAATACCCGAGCTGCCGGCACTACATATGAGTTTTTCTATGCTCGCAACAACGCAGGGAGCTTGGGTGCTGGAACTCTTGCTTTCAGAGTAACCAACAACGGCAACGTAACTAACACTAATAACTCTTACGGGTCTCTCTCAGACCAAAGGCTAAAAGAAAATATTGTTGATGCCACTTCTCAGTGGGATGACATCAAAGGATTGCAGATCCGCAAATATAATTTCAGAGAAAACACTGGGTATGAAACGCACACTCAAATTGGACTAATTGCTCAGGAAGCTGAAAGCGTCTCCCCTGGGCTAATTGAAACGTCTGCTGTTAAAGAAGGTGAAACGGTTCTAGACGCAGATGGAAACCAACTGGAGTCCATCAAATCAATCAATTATTCTGTTCTTTACATGAAGGCTGTAAAAGCACTTCAAGAGGCACAGACCAGAATTGAGTCGCTTGAAACGCAGAACACTGCACAGCAGACCACAATCGGAGCACTGGAAACGCAGAACACTGCTCAGCAGACCACGATTGATGATCTGTTAGCTCGCGTTACCGCTCTGGAGGCCGCCTGATTAGGCCTTCAGACTTGTCTTAGTCAAAAGACTAACTCCTTTAGAATATAGTGATCAAGAGATAGTCAACATGTACATCGGCAGGGGTATAGCCCGTGGGCAAAACCGTGAGATCGATGACATCTCGGGTTCATTTAACGGCTCACTCGCAACATTCGATTTAGAGGTAAGCGGTATTGCAGTCGCACCGGCAAGCACCGCTCAGCTTACGGTATCTGTGGGTGGTGTCATCCAGAACCCAAGTGTCGATTACACGGTAGCAAACACTCAGATTACATTTACCACTCCACCTGCAAACGGTTTGAGTTTCTTTGCTGTTATGCAGGGAGACCAGGTAGATATCAATACACCTGCTGACGGTACGGTTACCGAAGCTAAGCTAGCGTCAAACTTTACTGGCGCCACAGGTGGTGCAGGTAACCACGTCTTTTTCTTGAATGAGAAAACAGTAGATACGGATTACACTATCCCTACGGACCGTCACGCACACAGCGCAGGTCCAATTACAATTAATTCAGGCAGGACGGTTACTGTTCCGTCATCTTCAAGTTGGGTGGTAATTTGAGGTAAATTATGGCAATTACTATTGACGGAACAGATGGTATCTCACCACTAAAAGCAAGCGGTCAAGTACAAACAACTACGGGCACTGCAGCGGCTCCAGCAGTAGCTTCTAGTTCAGATGCCGATAGCGGACTGTTCTTTGGTACGAATGAAGTAAACATTTCAACAGGAGGAACTCTTAGGGCCAAGGTTGACAGTTCTGGAAAACTCGATGTCGTGTCGGGAGACTTCCGGGTTACTGGAGGAGAGGGTATAAGCGCTGCTCTTTACTTAGTTGCAGACGAAGGCGACGACAACGGCGACAGCTGGCGCATCATCTCTAACCAAGATGCTAATGATCTGACAATCTCAAACAATGACAGCGGATCCTTTTCGGATTTGTTTACATTCACTAAAGCAGGTCATCTTGGTGTTGGCCATGGAAGTCCGCAGTTTGGTCTTACCCTTTCTCAAGAATCAGATGACTCAGGCAAGCTTGGGTGGGAAGACGGTGGTAATGACAAAAGGGCTTCTATAACCTGCAGTTCAAGTTCAGACGCACTTCAGTTCCACACCGGTACATCTGACGCCGAAAGAATGAGGATTGACAGTTCTGGTCGATTAATTATCGGCAAAACTGCCACTGCTTTTCAAACTGCAGGTGCGGTCTTTTTCCCACATGGTGAATTAAATATAACAAGGGATGGGGGAGTACCGGTTTTTATCAGAAGGAATAGCGATGATGGTCAATTAATTAATTTTAACCAAGACGGTACTTCAGAAGGAAATATCTCAGTTTCTGGCAGTACTGTCGCTATACAAGGTGCTCACCTTTCCCGTTGGTCACAACTTGCAGGTGGAGCGGCACGCACTGAAATCTTGCGTGGTTCTGTGTTGAGCAACCTCGATGAAATGTGCGAGTGGACTTATGCTGCTCAAGATGCAGTGCTCTACACCGAAGAGGATCAGCTGCCTGAGGGTGCCAGCGTTGGAGATGTAAAAACTCCTGCTGTTGAAGCTCACACAGAAGACAACGAACAGCTGAACCGTATGAAGGTCAGTGATGTCGAAGGTGATGTCAATGTGGCTGGTGTGTTCCAAGATTGGGACGACGATGATGACACCCACACCAATGATTTTAACTGCGCGATGACGGGTGACTTTGTGATCCGCATTGCTCAGGGCACAACCGTCGCACGCGGTGATCTGTTGATGTCTGCTGGTGATGGAACTGCAAAACCGCAGGATGATGACATTGTGCGGTCCAAGACGATCGCCAAGGTGACTAGCACCACTGTTAGCTGCACTTATGATGATGGTAGCTATTGCGTGCCGTGTGTTCTCATGGCTTGCTGAGGTTTAATCAATGACACTAAGACTTAACGGAAGCAGCTCAGGCTACACTGAGATCGATGCACCGGCTGCAGCTGGTAGTAATACATTCGTCCTGCCAACCAGCAACGGCAGTGCAGAGCAGTTTCTGAAGAACTCTGGGACGGCAGGCGAGCTGGAGTTTTCCAGCATGGTCGAAACGAGCACGGGCGTTGGTGTTGGCACATCGTCTCCCGCACATAAAGTTCACATTGCAGACGCCGGTGCGCCTGAATTGATTGTTGAAGACACTACAAATAACGTTAAAGCACTGCTTGGCGCTGACAACTCTGTTGGACGAGTAGGATCAAACTCTAATCACGGTTTTACGATTAGTACCAACGCCTCGGAGCGTATCAGAATCGAGTCTGATGGTGACATCATGTTCGGCAAAACTGCAATAGATTTAGCGACCGGAGGTTTTGAATATAGAAACAATACTGGCGACCAAAACGTTGCAATCACCACCACGAGGGCTAGTGGCGGGGAATGTTTGAACTTAAATAGGCAATCTGGAGACGGAAGTCTAATTTCCTTTTATCAGGCCAGCTCACTTGAAGGCAGCATTTCGGTTTCAGGCTCTACTGTTTCTTACAACGGTGGACACCTTTCGCGTTGGTCACAGCTTGCAGGTGGAGCGGCACGCACTGAAATCTTGCGTGGCTCTGTTCTGAGCAACCTTGATGAGATGTGCGAGTGGGCCTATCCAGCTCAGGACGCAGTGCTGTATGCAGAGGGAGATGAGCTCCCCGAAGGCGTCAGTGTTGGCGACGTAAAGACACCTGCTGTTGCAGCTGGAACAGAAGACAACGAACAGCTCAACCGCATGAAGGTTAGCGATGTTGAAGGTGATGTCAACGTCGCGGGTGTGTTTATGAGCTGGGACGACGATGATATTTATCCCAACGACTTCTACTGTGCGATGACGGGCGACTTCGTTATCCGCATTGCTCAGGGCACAACCGTCGCACGCGGTGATCTGTTGATGTCTGCTGGCGACGGGACGGCCAAACCACAGGGCGATGGTTTTGTTCAGGACAAGACCATTGCCAAGGTAACTAGCACCACGGTTTCGACGACTTACAGTGATGGCAGTTACTGCGTGCCGTGTGTTCTGATGGCTTGCTAAATAAAACAACTTATAATAAAACTAACGAGAGGTAACTGATGTCGACGCTGAAGGTAACGAATATCGAATCACCGACTGGCGGCGGTGTTAATGCCAAGATTGCGGATATTAACGGTGGTCAGCTGAGTAATCGCAACCTGATTCACAACGGTGCGATGAATGTGGCGCAGCGTGGTACAAGCGGAACCGCTAATGGTTTTAATTGCATCGACAGATTCGGCAGAGACGTAAATGGAGGCACTGGGACGTTTACTGATTCGCAGCAAACACTGTCGTCAGGGTCTCCTTATGACGAAGGTTTTAGAAAGTTTTACCGTACTGCTAGCTCTAGTGCATCAACAGCTGCCTCCGGCAGTTATTTACAGGTCCGCTATAAAGCGGAAGCACAGGACATCGCTAACAGCGGATGGGATTATACTGATTCTTCTTCCTTTGTGACGCTTTCCTTTTGGGTTAGAGCCTCGGTTACGCAAACTTATGGGATCGGCGTACAAACCCATGATGGCACTAGCTATGCGTATAACAAAAACTTTGCGCTGACTGCTGATACATGGACAAAAATTAAGCAAAAAATTCCTGGAAATTCAAATCTACAGTTTGATAATGATGCAAACAAAGGTCTTACTATAAAATTTTGGCCGCATCTTGGATCAACATATAATGGCGCAACTGATGACACATGGAATACACAGGCTAGCAATAATCTCGGATCAAATATTGGAACAAGTTGGTGGACTGCTTCAAGCGCAACATTTGATTTGACAGGCGTCCAGCTAGAAGTTGGCGACGTCGCCACAGCATTTGAGCACAGAAGCTACGCCGATGAGCTGCAACGTTGTTTGCGCTATACCTACGTTCTAGGCTCGCAGAACGTGACTGATAATTTTGAAAGATTTGATACGGGGATTTGTAGTTCATCGACAAAAACAAGGATATTCATAAAACATCCTGTTGTGATGCGGACAGCTCCTACAGTTTCAACACCAGATGCTAGTCAATTCCAAGTTAGCGATACTCTGAATGGTTATGATGCGTCTGCACTTTCAAGAATGTCAAGCGTTAATGGGCCGCTTCAAACTAGTATTGAGGTCACTCACGGATCAGGAACAACGGCAGGCAATCCCTATATATTTGAAAGAAACGACAGTACCTCTGGTCGTATCACTTTTGACGCCGAACTATGAACACTTATCGCCTAGTTAATCAAGACTTTTATGGTCAGACCGTCCAACATGTTGTTGGAACGGATGCCTCTGGTATTGATTATTGGATTCCTTCCAATCCAGACAATACAGACTATCAGCAGTACCTTGAGTGGGTCGCTGAAGGCAACACGCCTGACCGTGCTGAGCAATGATCCTAAAAATTTTAGTCACGATCACAACTATTCTTGCTTTGGCGCCAAACTTGCTGATCGGTTATCTTTACCTGAACAGGGATAAGATCATCGAGCAACAGAAAGAAGCTCTGATCAAAAGCATCAGTGGCCAACTGACAAATCAACTTGGCAAACAGACCGAAGCTCTGACCGGAAATATGGATTCTATGTTCACCGATAAGGTGAAGCCTGAAATGCAACGCCAACATCAAGGACAGCTTGATGCATTACCTAAGCAGACTGGACCCGCTATCCCGATGGGGTGATGCCTGATATACCTAACATAGGTATTAGTGGTATTCAGCCTGTAAAAATACACAGCTGGCTGATACAACCTCCTGTTGTAAACGCGATTGAGGTGCCAGTAACTGTCAACATCGGCACACCTGTAGTGCTTTTACCCGGATGTGTAACCAGTCATCCGTTATCAAATAAATCAAAAACAATTGCAGAGGATGACCCAAAGGGTGTAAAGACATATTGCGATGCGAATGCGCCAAGTTTTACACCACTCGATTACACACCAGAGGACTTAGTTTATACGACTGAGACACCACCTCCCACGTATGAATCAGAAGCTCCAGAGCTTCCAGCAACACCAGAGATACCTTCTGATTTGCCTCGAACAAGCCCACCCAGCTCTGAACAAAACGAGCAAACGCCTACCACGCCCAAACAAGACGAACCAGAGCCGGTACCTACGCAACCAGTCGAGGCAAAGGCGACGCTGACAGACTTTCTGCCGAGTCCTCAGCAAGTCACTACTACAGCTACTATTGCTGTTGTTGCGACCTCAGCGGCCCTCCTAGCAAAGCCGCTTGCCGACTTGCTTCTAAAGCTGGTGAAACCTGCTGTGAAGAAGGCGCAGAAGAAACTGTTTGGCGTGCTTGGGAAGAAGACGAAGGTTGAGTCGGTACGTGAGCGTGTTCTTGCTCAGCGTGATCGGAACCGGGCTCTTCTCCAGCTGAGAAGGTCTTTACAGAAATAGGATGCACATGTGGGGCAACGCTCTCATTAGGCATTCTGACCACAATGTCTGCACAAATCCGTGCAAAATTAGAACCCGGGCGGAACGTAATTCCAGCTTTTGCCAGCTCTCCGCAATTTTTAAGCCTGGCAATCTCGAAATCCAATCTCCGATTTGCCAATAGTTGTTCCTGAATTGCTATTTGAGCATCAGCTGCTTGCTTACATCTTCTTTGTAGTCCTTGGTCAAGCGGTATTGATAAGGTAGCTGACAAACCTCCGTTCCAACTAAAGTTATTTTTTTGCCCCGTTCTTATTGGTTTATAGTATAAAATTTTTCCAGGATTATCAAGAACTCCATCGTTATTTAGATCGCTTGTGTCATAAACAGGATCGTTATAGTAATCTTCAAACGGTTGCTGATGTGATCCAGTTCTTGTCATAAATGGCGTGACATTGAGCGTAGGACCTTGGCATTGTATTCCCGCGCCATATGTATTAGTTATATACGGACCTTGTAAAACCTGTATAGCTTGGTTTGTTACACTCCCACTACTATTTGCAATAGGGTTAGCAGTAGCACTAACGCCACCGACATCACCAGCCAGCGAAGGATTAGCAAATAAAGAAAGTACACCTACTGTGAGAAGATTGAGGTACTTTCCGTAACGCTTCTTATCTCGGTGGTTCTGTTTATAATCGTGTGGTTTGAAAGCCCCGGAGCTTGCAGCGTCTCCGTGAATTGAAATCCTTTCGTATTGTCGACGATCGCCCAGCTTGGCTTGTTGGCAGCATCGAGTGTTGTCCATGTGCTGGTCACGCCATTGATGGTATT